CGGCGTCGAGAAGGACCGCGACGATCCGCGCGGCCCGGGGCGCAACGTCATCGCCGCCGCGATCGGGCCCGAGCATGCCGACTACGCCCGCCTGATGGGGGCGGCGCAGCCCATGCTGCCCGGCCCGACGACGCCGGCGGGCGGTGGCGCCGCGCCGCCCTGGGCCGCCGCCCAGCCGGCCCAGCCTCCCGCCCCGGCGGGCAACGCGCCCTTCTGGGCGCGCTGAGCGGGAGGCCCGCCATGATCCCGCGCGACTACCAGCGGGCGGCGGTGGACGCCGCCCGCGCCAAGACCGCGGCGCACGGCAACACGCTGGTCGCGCTGCCGGTCGGCGCCGGCAAGACCGCCGTCGCCGGCTTCTACATCGGCGAGGAGGCGGCGTCAGAGCCCGCCTCCCGCTTCCTGGTGCTGCAGCACACGGACGAGCTGATCGAGCAGAACCGCGCGACCATCGGCCGCGTCGCAGGCCTCTCCGCCTCGGTGGTGAAGGCCGAGCGCGACGACTGGTCCGGCCAGATCGTCTTCGGCAGCGTGCAGACGCTGGCGCGCTCCGCGCGGCGCGCCCGCATGGGCAAGGTCTCGCACCTCGTCATCGACGAGTGCCACCGCGCGGCCGCGGACAGCTACCAGGCGATCATCGCCGACGCCCGCGCCGCCAATCCGAAGCTCAAGCTGCTCGGCCTCTCGGCCACGCCCGAGCGCGGCGACGGGCGGAGCCTTCGCAAGACCTTCTCGAACATCGCCTACCACCTGCCGATCTCCGCGCTGATCGCCGAGGGCATCCTGGTGCCGCCGCGCAGCTTCACCATCGATGTCGGCGTCTCCGACGACCTGGATCAGCTCGGCGCGACGGCCGGCGACTTCGACATGGATGCCGCCGCCAAGGTGCTGAACCAAGCGGTGGTCAACGAGGCGGTGGTCGAGCACTGGCGCGAGCGGGCCGGCGACCGCCGCACCATCGCCTTCTGTGCCACCGTCGCCCATGCCGAGGCGGTCGCCGCCGCCTTCCGCGCCGCGGGGATCACCGCCGAGACGGTGACCGGCGAGATGCCGGCGAAGGAGCGCGCCGCGCTGCTCACCCGCTTCGACCGCGGGGAGGTGCAGGTGATCACCAACTGCATGGTGCTGACCGAGGGCTTCGACAGCCAGCCGGTCGGCTGCATCGTCGTGCTCCGGCCGATGCTCCACCGCGGCACCTTCATCCAGGCGGTCGGGCGGGGCCTGCGCAAGGTGGACCCGGAGCGCTTCCCTGGCGTCATCAAGACCGACTGCGTCGTCCTCGACTTCGCCGGGGCCGCGCAGCGGCACGGCTCGATCGAGCACGACGGGATCCTCGCCGAGGAGGAGGACGAGGGGCCGGGCCAGGCGCCGTACAAGACCTGCCCGGACTGCGCGGCGGAAGTACCGCTCGGCACCATCGCCTGCCCCTTCTGCGGCCACCTCTGGGAGCGCAAGCTCCGCGAGAAGCGCCCGCTGCAGCGCTTCGCGCTGACCGAGATCGACCTCTTGGACCGCTCGCCCTTCCGCTGGTGGGACATGCATGGCGACGGGCACGCGATGATCGCCTGCGGCTTCGAGGCCTGGGCCGGCGTGTTCTTCGACGGGGAGCATTGGCACGCGGTCGGCAAGGTCCGCCAGGGGCGCCTGCGGCATCTCGGGGTCGGTAAGCGGGCCCAGGTCCTGGCCGGAGCCGACGACTTCCTGCGCCAGGCCGAAACCAGCGCGGCGGCGACCAAGAGCCGGTTGTGGCTGAACCACCCCGCCAGCCCGCGCCAGCGCGAGCTGCTCATCAAGGCCGGGGACGCTGATCCGGCGCTCGACTTCGGCCTGTCGAAATACGCGGCGAACTGCCGGCTGAACTTCCTCTGGCACCGGCCGCAGATCCTGGCCGCGGTGTTCCCGAACGGCATCGGGAGGGCAGCATGAGAGTGTTGCCGCGAGATGCCGCTCGCCCCAGCGCCGCGCTCGCTCTGCGCCGTCTGCCGGCGGCGGGCGCGCGGCTTCGGCTGGTTCGACCCGACCCTGTCGCGGCCGCCGCGGCCTTCCGCGTCGTTCTGCTCCATCACCTGCAAGGGCTGGTGGACGCTCCGCGCGGCCCGGGAGGCGCCGGCCATGGTTGACCTCACCTAACAGGAGCGCGCCGCCCTGTGCGCGGCGGTGCGCGCCATGGCCGAGGTGATGGCGGAGATCGGCTGGACCACGCCGCTCAACGCGCTCTCGGAGCAGCAGGTGCTGACGCTGGCGGAGGTGGCCGTCGGCGCCTTCCAGGACACCATGCGGGCCTCCGCCTCAGCCTCGACGCCGGAGGTGCCGTTCTGATGACGGAGGCCAGCCTCGACTTCAACCACCGCCCGAAGCCGCCCACCCCGGCCGAGGCGATCAACGCCCTGATCGACGCGGCGCTGGTGGCGGAGAACGGCACGCGGGCGCGCCGGGAATATCTCGGCGGCTCGCGGCTGGGCGACGCTTGCGCGCGGCGCCTGCAGTACGAGTTCCTCGACGTCCCGCGCGACCCGGACACCGGCTCCTCGGGCCAAGCGCTCCGCGTCTTCGCGGTGGGGCATGTCTTCGAGGATCTGGCCATCGGCTGGCTCCGCCGCGCCGGCTTGGACCTGCGCACCCGCAACCGCGCCGGCGAGCAGTTCGGCTTCTCCGTCGCCGGCGGCCGCATCCAGGGGCACATCGACGGGGTTGTGGTCGCTGCCCCGCCCCAGGCGATCGGCGTCGTCGCCGTGCCGGCACTGTGGGAGTGCAAGTCGGCCAACGCCCGTAACTGGAAGGAGATCGTCCGGCGCGGCGTCGTCGCGGCGAAGCCGCTCTACGCGGCGCAGATCGCGCTCTACCAGGCCTACATGGGCCTGACCGATGCGCCGGCCCTGTTCACCGCGGTGAACAAGGACACCGCCGAGCTCCACCACGAACTCGTGCCCTTCGACGGCGCGCTCGCCCAGGCCACCAGCGATAAGGCGGTGCGCGTCCTGCAGGCCTGCGACGCCGGCGAGTGGCTGCCCCGCGTCGCGGCCCAGCCAGAGCACAATGAGTGCAGCCGATGCCCCTGGCGCAGGCGCTGCTGGTCATGAGCGCCGCCGAGGGGATCCCGCCCATGCCAGTCGCCCCCGATGCCGCGATGATCGCGGCCTATGCCGACATGGTCTTCGGCTGGTGCGAGGGCTGGGTCGCGGTCCGGTCGCTGGCTGAGAAGGGCGGGCCCGACCGCGCGCCGCACACCCCCTTCCTGCCCGCCGATGCCGAACTGCCGGCGAAGCTCGCCGTCCAGGCGCAGTGGGCCGCCGAGGCGGGCATGGCGCTCTAACTCATCCCCGGCACGGTCGTCGCACCCGGCCAGGCGAGCGCCGAGCACGTCACGCAGATGCAGGTCGTCCTGGTCGATCTCGACGGCGGCGACATCACGGCCAAGCGGGCACACCTGCTCCAGCACCTTGGCCCGCCCAGCCTCGAGGTCGCCTCGGGCGGCGTCACCCCGGAGGGCCAGGCCAAGCTCCACCTCCACTGGCGGCTCACCGAGCCGGCCACCGGCGGGGATCTCGCGACCGTCTGCCGGCTCCGGCACGCCATCGCGGTGAAGGTCGGCGGCGATCCGGCCTTCCGCTCGGCGCACCAGCCGATCCGCGTCGCCGGGTCTGTCCATGCCAAGGGCGGGCAGCCGAGGCTGGTCGCCATCCTCTCCTCAGGCCGCGTGGACCGCGACCTCACGGAGTTCGCCGAGGCGGTGCTCGCCATGCCGCCCCTGGCGGGGGTGGGGGGCGAGGTGGCGCCGGACCCGGCGAAAGACCCGCTCGACTTCAACGGCGCCGGCCGCGGCGAGGTGACCGAGCTCTTCGCCCAGGTGGTGCGCGAGGGCGGCGTCGATGGCCTCACCCGCTTCGAGGCGGTCTCCCGCATCATCGGCTACTGGATCCGCCGCTGCCAGGACGGCTTCGTCACCGCGGCCCAGGCTTGGCAGGAGATCTGCGACTACAACACCGCGCGGATCACCCCGCCCTGGCCCGAGGAGCGCCTGCGCCAGGAGGCGGAGCGACTGTGGCGCAGGGCAGAGGCCAGCCATGCCGGTGCGGGCGCCGCCGACCCTGAGCATGGCGAGGTCGGTGGCGACGGTACCGGCGATGACGGCGTGCTCCCGATCGGCTTCACCGAGGACGCCCTCGCCGCCGAGTTCAGCCAGCGGCACGGCGAGGACTGGCGGCACGTCGCCGTCTGGGGCGCCTGGCTCACCTGGACCGGCTCGCGCTGGGAGCGCGAGGGCACGCTGCGCGCCTTCGATCTCGCCCGCCACGTCTGCCGCGCCGCAGCCAACCGCGCCAACAACGCCAGGGTCCGTACGAAGCTCTCCCAGGCCGCAACCATCGCCGCCGTCGAGCGCCTCGCCCGCGCCGATCGCCGCCACGCCGCCACCGCCGAGGTCTGGGACCGCGATCCCTGGCTGCTGAACACGCCCGCCGGGGTGGTCGACCTGCGCGCGGGCGCCGTCGCCCCGCACGACCGCGCACTGCACATGACGAAAATCACCACCGCAACGCCCATGGGCGACTGCCCGGCCTGGCTCGCCTTCCTCGACCAGGTCACGGGCGGTGACCTCGAACTGCAGGCTTACCTACGCCGGGTGGTCGGCTACGCGCTCACCGGCGTCACCACCGAGCACGCGCTGTTCTTCCTCTACGGCACCGGCGCCAACGGCAAATCGGTGTTCGCGAACACGCTGACGGCCCTGCTTGGCGACTACGCCACCGTCGCGCCGATGGACATGTTCATGGCGACCAGCGGCGATCGCCACCCGACCGACATGGCCGGGCTGCGCGGCGCGCGCATCGTCACCTCGATCGAGACCGAGCAGGGCAGCCGCTGGGCCGAGAGCAAGCTCAAGGCGCTGACAGGGGGCGACCGCATCACCGCGCGCTTCATGCGCCAGGACTTCTTCGAGTTCACCCCGCAGTTCAAGCTGCTGGTCGCGGGCAACCACAAGCCGTCCATCCGCAACGTCGACGAGGCGATGCGCCGGCGGCTGCACATGGTGCCCTTCACGGTCACCATCCCGCCCGCCCAGCGCGACAAGCGCCTGCCCGAGCGGCTGCTGGCGGAGCGCAACGGCATCCTGGCCTGGGCAATCGAGGGCTGCCTCGAGTGGCAGCGGATCGGCCTCCGGCCTCCGGCGAGCGTGCTGGCCGCCACCGACGAATACTTCGAGGCCGAGGACGCGCTGGGGCGCTGGATCGAGGAGTGCTGCGCGCAGGGACCCGCCTTCAGCGAAACCACGGCGCCCCTGTTCGCCAGCTGGAAGGCCTGGGCGGAGGCCGGTGGCGAGTACGTCGGCTCGATCAAGCGCTTCTCGCAGACGCTCACCGCGCGCGGCTTCGAGCGCTGTCGCGCAGCGGGATCCCCTCCGCGCGGCTTCCGCGGCATCGCGCTCAAGCCCCGTCAACCCGGCATCACCGACATGGAGTTCTGACGATGCAACGGCACGTGACCGAGCCCCGGATCGTTTCGGTGCCAGATGTGCCAGATCACTCCCATATCCCCGTTACGCGCGCGCGTGCGCGCACGCGAGACAGGTTTTCCGGAGAACCTGGCACATCTGGCACATCCGGCATCGGAACGATCTGCGGCCTCCTCGCCCTCGACCTCGGCAGCACCACCGGCTGGGCGGTGCGACTGCCGGACGGCAGCATCGCCTCCGGAACCGCCGCCTTCCGCCCCAGCCGCTTCGAGGGCGGCGGCATGGGCTGGCTGCGCTTCCGCCGCTGGCTGGACAGCATGGTCGCCAGCGCAGGCCCACTCGGCAGTGTCGTCTTCGAGGAGGTGCGGCGGCACGCCGGCATCACCGCCGCCCATGTCTATGGCGGCTTTCTCGCACACCTGACCGCCTGGTGCGAAAGCGCCGGCGTGCCGTACCAGGGCGTCCCCGTCGGCACCATCAAGCGCTTCGCCACCGGCAAGGGTAATGCCGGCAAGGACGCGGTCATCGCGGCGATGCGGGCCCGCGGCTTCGCGCCAGCGGACGACAATGAGGCCGACGCGCTGGCCCTGCTGCTGTGGGCGATCGACGCCCGGAGCGGTGTCCAGTGACGCTGCCAGGCGCGCCCGCGTCCCCGCGCTGCCCGCTCGGCCGCGAGCCGAGCCCCGCCAGCCCGGCAGATCTCGAGGCCATGCGCCGCCGGGTCTGGCGCGAGCAGGGCGTCGTCGCCCTGCGCCTCGAGGACGTCACCGATCCCTGGCTCCGCCAGGCCCTCACCAACGAAGCCACGCGGCGCTGGGGGCCGCGGAACGGAGGCGCGACCCATGGCCGCTAAGCGCAGAAGGAAGACCCGCGTCCAGCGGGAGAGCCTCGGCACGCCGAGCAAGTGGCGCCTGCAGCATGGCGACTTCACCGAACCCGTGCGCGAGGCCGATCCGGAGACCGGCGCGCCCGTCCTCCACCGCCGCGCCATCGACACCCTGGGGATGATACTGGCCAACGGGACCATCACGCAGGAGATGCACGACGCGGGCGGAGTCTTCCGCAAGCTGTTCCGCGCGGCCGCGCTCGACGGCATGTCGCGCTCGCCGCTGGTCCGGCTGCCGTGCAAGACCGCCGAGGCTCTGTCGGAACGGACCATCGACGCTCGCCAGAGGGTCGCCGATGCGCTCGACGCGCTCGGAGGCCAGGGCAGCGCCGCCGGCTCCTGCGCTTGGCATGTCGTCGGGCTTGAGATGTCGGTGCGCGAATGGGCGATGCGCCAGGGCTGGGGCGGACGCCCGGTGTCGCCGCCGCAGGCACAGGGCATGCTGGTGGCGACGCTCGCTGTGCTGGCGGGGCATTTCGGCCTGCTGCCGAGGAACAGGGCTGCATGACCGCAACACGCCCAATCCGCGCAACGAGCGATAACAAAGGAAGTGTCGCGTAAGAATGTCGCGTTGCGCTCTGGAATCCGCTCGTCCTATCCTGCGCGCAGCTTGAAGATCTGCGATCGCACCGCGGCTGATGAGCCGCAGTGGCGGTCGATCGAGACGGTCGCTCACGCATCGCAGGGTCCTTCCTGGGCCTAGCGTATGCGGGGAGCAAGCGCGCCCAAGGTCGCCAGCGTCAGGCCGCGTTTCCAGGTTGCCAGCGCCGCCCGGTTGCCAGAGGCGACGCGCTGACCCCGACGCCACCAGCACCGCACAGGTTCCGATGCCCGAAGCCCCCTGGGCGGCGAGCGCCGTCGAGGCGCGCGCCCTCGCCTCCCTGCTGCCCCATGCCGGCAATGCGCGCACGCATTCGCCCGAGCAGGTGGCGCAGATCGCGGCCAGCATCCTCGAGTTCGGCTTCGTCGCCCCGGTGCTGGTCGACGAGCGGGGCGAGATCATCGCCGGCCACGGCAGGCTGCTGGCGGCGCAGTCCCTTGGCCTCGACACGGTGCCGACGATCGTGCGCGCCGGCCTCTCGCCCGCGCAGAAGGCGGCGCTGCGGCTGGCCGACAACCGCATCGCGCTGAACGCCGGCTGGGACGAGGCGCTGCTGCAGGCGGAGCTCGCCAAGCTGCAGGAGACGGGCGGCATCGACCTGGCGCTGACCGGCTTCGAGGCGGCGGAGATCGAGCGGCTGCTGGCGGGGCTCGATCCGGTGGCAACCGAGCCTGGCAACGGCGCGGTTGCCAGCGGCGCCGCGCCCGCTCTCGGCAACCAGCCGGATGCGGATGAGGCCGCGCCGGCTGAGGACCCCGCCGACGCCGAACCGGCCCCGCCGCGCCGAGCGGTCACCCGCCCCGGCGACCTCTGGCTGCTCGGCGAGCACCGGCTGCTCTGCGGCGACAGCACCGAGGCCGCCTCGGTCGCGCGCGTGATGGGTGCCGACCGCGCGGCGTTGCTGTTCACCTCGCCGCCCTATGGCAGCCAGCGCGCCTACACGACGGGCGGCGTCTCGGACTGGGACGCGCTGATGCAGGGCGTGTTCGCCCATCTCGGCGTTGCTCTGCGCCCCGACGGCCAGGTGCTGGTGAACCTCGGGCTGATCCACCGCGAGGGCGAGTGGCAGCCCTACTGGCAGGGCTGGCTCGAGTGGATGCGCGGCCAAGGCTGGCGGCGCTTCGCGCTCTACTGCTGGGACCAGGGACCCGGCCTGCCGGGGGACTGGAACGGTCGCCTCGCGCCGGCCTTCGAGCTGGTGTTCCACTTCAACCGCGCGGCGCGGCAGGCGAACAAGATCGTGCCGTGCAAATGGGCCGGCACGCCGAACAAGGGCAGCGGGCTGCGGGCCGCCGACGGCGAGGTGAAAGCCTACACCCACATCGGCTTGCCGGTGCAGGAGATGCGCATCCCCGACAGCGTGCTGCGCATCACCCGCCACAAGGGCCGCGGCATCGAGACGGAGCACCCGGCGGTGTTCCCCGTCGCGCTGCCGGAGTTCCTGATGCGCGCCTACACCGAGGAGGGCGAGGCGGTGTTCGAGCCCTTCGCAGGCTCGGGCACGACCATTCTCGCGGGCCAGCGCACGGGTCGGCGCGTCCGTGCCATCGAGTTGGCGCCCGCCTATGTCGACCTCGCCATTGCGCGCTGGCGCATGTTGCATCCAGATCTGCCGGTAAGGCTGGCGGAGGACGGGCGGGACCACGACGCCGTCGCCGAAGCGCGCGCCGGGGAGGCCGCCCGTGCCGCCTGACCTCCAGGTCGAGATGCTGCCCCTGGCCTCGGTCCTGCCCTATGCCGCCAACGCCCGCCAGCACCCGCCCGAGCAGGTGGCGCAGCTCGCGGCCTCGATCGGCGAGTTCGGCTTCACGGTGCCGGTGCTGGTGGACGAGAGGGGCGTGCTGATCGCCGGCCACGGCCGGGTGCTCGCCGCCAAGGCGCTCCGCATGGAGGCGGTGCCGGCGATCCGGCTGTCGCATCTCTCCGAGGCGCAGGCGCGGGCCTATCGCATCGCCGACAACCAGCTGGCGCTGACCTCCTCCTGGGACGAGGCGCTGCTCGCTGCCGAACTGCGCGCGCTGCGCAGCGAGGAGGTCGACCTCGGGCTGCTCGGCTTCGAGCAGGAGGCGCTGGATCGGCTGCTGGCAGATGTAGCGCGGGACGCGCCGGCTTCTGGTGGCGACGATCCTGATGCCCCCGCGCCGGAGCCGCCCGCGATCCCCGTCACCCGGCCGGGCGATCTCTGGCTGCTCGGCCGGCATCGGCTGCTCTGCGGCGATGCCACCAACGCCGCCGATGTCGCGCGGCTGCTGGGCGGCACGCGGCCGCATCTGATGGTCACCGACCCGCCCTATGGGGTGGACTACGACCCTGCCTGGCGCAACGAGGCGGGCCTCTCGGCGACGATGCGCACCGGCAGGGTGGCGAACGACGACCGGGCCGACTGGCGCGAGGCCTGGGCGCTGTTCCCGGGCGACGTCGCCTATGTCTGGCACGCGGGCGTGCATGCCCGGACGGTGATCGAGAGCGTGGAGGCGGCGGGCTTCGCGTTGCGCAGCCAGATCATCTGGGCCAAGTCGCGCTTCGTGCTGGGGCGGGGGGACTACCATTGGCAGCACGAGCCCTGCCTCTATGCGGTGCGCAAAGGGGCGACCGGCCACTGGCAGGGGGCGCGCGACCAGGCGACGCTGTGGCCGATCACGACCGCCGGGGACGGGGACGCGGCCACCATCCAGGGCACGCAGAAGCCCGTCGAGTGCATGCGCCGGCCGATCGTCAACAACAGCGCGCCGGGCGAGGCGGTCTACGAGCCGTTCTGCGGCAGCGGAAGCACCATCGTCGCGGCGGAGACCACGGGGCGCATCTGCCTCGCGATGGAGATCGATCCCAGTTACGTGGACGTGACAGTGCGGCGGTGGGAGCAGTGGTCGGCAAGGACAGCCATCTGCGCGGTCACTGGCCAGAGCTTCAAGAATATTGCCGCCTTTCAGGGATCTCGATGAAGTCCCGGCCCTCAAGATTCGCAGACTTTCCTATGCTGAAAGGATGTGTTATCATAAGCGCTGATTGATGGGCGTTGGGGGGGCAGATGATCAGCGACGCAGAGAAGTATGAAGTCGTTAAGCGGATCCTACAGTGTTGGGATCAGTCAGCCGGTGACTTTCGGCCCGGAATGAACGACGCTGTGATTGCCCAGGCAGTCAAGGTGCCGGAGATCGAAGTCCGGACTGTCCGTTGGGAGACTGTTGGCGACACACGAGCGGAGCGCGAAAAGCGCGCAATTCGCGACCGACATGCCCAGCAAATGGTCCGCAGTGCCGCTGAGAATCTCAAGTGCATCTTGGGCGTAGCGGATACGCTGGTGGCGCACGCCGAGAGTTGCGCTGAAACCTGGTCGGAAATCGCCGTTGCCGCTGCCGACCTCGGTTCGATCTTGCGCAAGATGCCAGGAGCGCTACACGCATCGCCTGCAGAGTCACTTGCCCTTGAGGCGGGGGCATACAGAAAGCTCGCAGCCTTATGGGACGCTCTCTCGGGCCTAGACTCTGCAGCGAAAGCGCGCCGCCACGTTCTGGCAATAGGCAACACCATCGGCTGGTCACCCGAGGATGCACAGTCATACGCTGACGAAGAGTAATCCGCCGCCGCATGCGGCGGTGCAGACGGCGGCGTAATCCCTTCGGCAGGGTCAGGCCGGCAGGTGGTAGATCGTGAAGGAGCCCTTTGCGCCCTCCTTGTTCGGGCCGACCTGTCGGATGCGCTCCAGCACCTTCACCTCGATCCCCTGGCGCTTCTCCAGGCCACCGAAGAACCCCCGCACCGTGTGCTGCTGCCAGCCGGTCGCCTCGCGGATCTGCGCGATGGTCGCACCCTCCTCGCGGCGGAGCATCGCCAGCACCTGCTCCTGCTTCGTTCCCTCGCGCGGCTTGCGCGGGGCGTCCCCCTCACGCGCAGCGCGGGGCGGCCTGGCCGCCAGGGCGGCGCGCAGGGCCTCCATGGCGTCGGCGAGATCGTAGCGATGGTTCTCCGCGTCGTCCCAAGCGTCGAGCACACGGCGGGCGGCGGCGCGCAGCGACGGCCTCGGCTTGGGCAGGGGGGTGGCAAGCGCCTCGTCGAGCAGGGTCAGATCCTCGGCAAGGGAGCCGTCCTCGGCGGGCGTCTCCCGCCGCTCTGCCTGCTGCCCTTCCCCGGCGATCAGGGCGGCTTCTTCGGCGGCGATCTCCGCTTCGAGGATGGCAGCGCGCCGCATGGCGCGCTCCTCCTCGCTGTCGCAGGGCGGGATCGGCTCCTCCGCCGCCCTGCCGTCCTCGGGATCGTGCCCGATGGCACCAAGCCCCGCTTGGGTGAGGCGCAGCAGCCGGGTCCGCCCGTCGATCTGCCAAGCCTCGCGCGCGTTGTAGGCGCGGGCGTGCTCGTCGCGGGCCAGCCCCTGGCGGATCAGCGCCTTCGCAACGGCCTGCCGCGCCGCAGCGGGCAGCCGCCCGGGCGGGGTGCAGAGGCGCTCGGGATGCCGGGCGGCGGCGTCCAGGATGGCACGCTGGGTGTCGGTGAGCGTCATCGTCGGGGTCTCCGGTGCGGCACCCGACCAGCCGGGTGCTACCACCCCGAGCCCCGCCGGCCTGCGCCGGTCGGGGCAGTGCGGGACCCGCCGCGTGTCAGGCGGCGTAGTCCCCGCGCCGGAAGTGCTGGTCGGCGATCTGCTTCAGCTTCGCCGTGGCGTCCGCAAGCCACTCGGTCTCGCACCAAAGCACCGCTTCGGGGTCCGCGCCGAAATGGTCCTCGCTGGCCTGCCGCAGTTCGGCGAGCAGGGCGTCGAACTCGGCTTTCTTCGCCAGGAATGCCGCAAGGCTCCTCTCCTGGTTGCGGCCGGCGCGGGCTTCGCGGTCGGTCATCGTGCTCATCGTCGTCGCCCTCCGCTCCGCCTGCGTCACGCTGCCTTCTCCTGCTCGGCGGCGGCCTTGCCGGCGGCGTAGGCGGCGGCCAGCGCGCTGCGCAGCGCCCAGACCGAAACCGTGTGAAAGTCGAGATCGTCGGAGCAGCGCGTCTCCAGGGTCTTGAGGTTGTGGACGTGATGGCGGGCGATTTCGAGGAGCAGGGCGTCAGGCGCGTCGGTCATGATGGTCTTCGACCTCCGTGGCAGGGGCCGATCCTCTGCGCGTGAGGGACCATTCGCGCTGTGATGCGCCGCGAGCCAAGCGCCATCTGCGCTCATGGCATTGCTATCTTCGGGGGAGATTGATCACATCATGATCGCCGCGGCGCCGGGCCGGGTGGCCTCGCAGCGCGAGGTGGCGCGCCGGCTTGGCATCTCCCACACCGCGCTGCAGAAGGCTGAGCGCGCCGGGCGCATCGCGCCGGAGGCCGACGGCGGCTGGGACGTCGAGAAGGTCCGCACCCGGCTGGCCGAGAGCAGCGATCCGACGCGCAAGACCGCGACGCTGGCGGCGCAGCGACCGGCGGCATCGCTCCCCGCGACGCCACCGCCCGTCGCTCCGCCGCGTGCCGTCGATGCGCTGCCACGCGCGGGAAACACCTTCCACGATGCGCGCACGGCGAACGAGGTGCTCAAGGCGCAGGAGCGCCGGCTCCGGCTCGACGAGCGCCGTGGCAAGCTGGTCGACAAGGCACGCGCCCTCATGCTGGTGCATCGCCTCGCGAAGGAGGAGCGCGACGCCATACTCGCTTGGCCCGCCCGCGTCGCCGCCGAGATCGCCGCCGAACTCGGCGTCGATGCGCACCGGTTGCAGACCATGATGGATCAGAGGCTGCGGGAGCATCTCGCGGCGCGACACGACGTCAGGGTGCAGGTGTCGTGATGTCCGGCGCGACGCTGCTCGACGAGTTCGGGCGCTTCGAGGGCGATGCCGAGCTTCTGCAGGCGTGGCGGGACGGCATGATGCCCGAGCCGCTGCTGATGGTGTCGGAATGGGCCGACCGGCACCGGATGCTCGGCAGCCGGGACTCCGCCGA